GTTACGTTACCTGTTAAATTACCAGTTACATTTCCAGAGAAACCACCAGTAGCAGTTACAACACCAGAAGCAACAACACTTGTTAATGAAATGTTTGGATCAAGGTTAATTGTAACAGTATTTGAAGCAGCTGAAGAAGTTAGGTTTGTACCACCAGAAATTGTTAGAGCTTCTGAGAGTAAATTGATATTTTCTGAACCACTATCGCCAGTTACCGTTAAAGCAGTACCAACTGAAGCAGTTGATACGGCAGTAACAAGACCTTTAGCGTTAACAGTAACAACAGGAATTTGTGTTTGTGAACCAAATGTTCCAACGTTACTGTTAACAGTTGCTAGTGTTACTGCAAGACCAACGTTAGCAGTTCCATCAAACGATACTGAAGCAGAAGCAGCATCACCAGTAACTTGGAAGTTACGAGCAGTTTGAAGTGCTGTAGCAGTGCTAGAATTACCAGTTAAAGCACCAACAAAACCACCAGTTGAAGTTGTAACACCAGAAACTCTTAGTTGATCAATAGTTGCACTACCAGAAACATCTAGACCACCGTTTAGATCAGTTGCTCCAGAAACCGTTAGACCAGCACCTACTGTTGCTGTAGTTGCTTGAAGTTGGGAAACTGTACCTAAACCTGTTACATTGATCGCAGGGAAGGTAGCACCGCCAGAACCACCTAGAACATAGTTAGAAAGTTGTTGTGCTGTTAACTTCTTATTAGTACCACCTGCGCCATCATCGATTAGGAATAGATCATCTGACGTTAGAGCAGTAGCAGCAGTAGCTCCATCAATATCAATTGCTGAAGCAGGAACTGTACCAGCAGATAGACCTGAACCAGAACCACTGAACGAAGATGCTGTAACGATGCCTGAAGCATTTACTGTAACTGCTGAAAGTTGTCCAACAGTAGAAACACCTGCAGTTTGATTTAATGCACCATTAAAACTAGTAGCAGTTACAACTCCAGTTACTCTTAAACCACCAGCAAGTCTTAGGTTGTTTAGTGAGAATACATCGCCAAGTTCTTTGAATGAAACAACTTCTAGTTCATCACCAGCAGTTGCTCCAGATGCTAAGACTACATCAGCACCATTATTAGCAGTAAAGTCTGTACCACTAATTAAACGAATACCATTTAAATATACATCAACAAATCCATCTTCATAACCAGCAGTAAAGTTAAATGATGTCTGACCTTGAGTTGCAGTAAAGACTTCATTCGTTGTATAAGTTGAAGCAGCAACACCAGAAATCTTAATTGTTGCAATTTCATTTGCTACTGTATACTCTTCAAGACCTGTTCCAGTAAATTTGAATGCAGTAACTAGTCCAGTATGAGCAGAAGCAGAAGAAACACCAACAAGAGGAACTAATGATCCATCAGTATCGCGGAAATCAGAACCTCTAAATGAAGATGCTGTTGCAATACCTGTGGTTGTTGATGTAGTTGCCTTTAAGGTATTGATTGTAGCAATACCTGTTACAGTAATTGCAGGGAAGGTAGCACCGCCAGAACCACCTAGAACATAATCTGAAAGTTGCTGTGCTGTTAACTTCTTATTAGTACCACCAGCACCATCATCAATGATGAATAAGTCATCTGATGTCAATCCTGTTGCTGCAGTAGCACCATCAATATCTAAAGCAGATACTGGAACTGTTCCTGCAGTTAGTCCTGAACCAGAACCAGAGAATGAGGATGCGGTAATAATACCAGTAGCACTTACTGTTGTAGCAAGTGCTTGACCTAGCGTTGAAATTCCGCTAATTGATAGTGTTGATGATGTAAGATTTGGTGCCCAAGAAAGAGTTCCATCACTTGCAACCTTTAAATAACCATCGGTTACAATAGCACTTGGAAAAGTAATTGTATAATTTGCAGGAATACTTGCTGGTGCCTTCAGAGTAATAGTATTATCACCATTTTCTGTGCCCTCAACAAGATTTAGACCAGAACCTGCTGATGTTGTTTCTTTTGTCCAATAGCGGTGTGATCCAAAGAATTTATTTCCATTCGTGGTACTGTCAATACCAACATAAAGATCATACTTGTCCGTAGTAAATCCTGGTTCACCTGCTCTTAAACCAGGTAAGTTGCTAAACAGACCTCTTTTAAACTGAATAACTGGAGCAGTCATAGGAATTATGGGTAAATTATTTTTTTCGTTCCCAATTATTTAGAATTTTACCATTCCCCAGCATCTAGATCAATTTTATTATCCAATACATCATCCAAGTAATTTATGGTTGCTGTTGACATTCCTACAGGAGTAGGATCAGTTGTTGTTATTCCAACAGAAGCATCTAAAATATCATCTGGATTTATAAACTTATATTTTTGTAAAACCGCATCATATATCATTACATACTTGTTAGTCGATCCATCTAAATTTGACGTATCTACGTCTAAAATATCTGATAGATTTGCCACTCCTCCTCCTGCTGATGCAACAATTACTTCTATTTGTCCTGTACCAATATCGGAATCTGCTGCAATATCTAGTGATACAACTGAAGAAACTAAAGAACCATTTCCCTCAGTAGAAACAACTATGTCCGACATTTTAGGAAACGGTAGAATTTACAGTTATCTGTCCAGTAATTACTTTAGTTTTAGTACTACTTGCAGATGTGTTTGTAATAATTACATCATAATTATATCTACCAGAAGTAATAATTCCAGTTTGAGAATTTGTTAGTGATATTGTCAAATTTCCTAAAGTTGGATTTCCATTATATGTTGTTGCAAAACTAATAAATCCAGCAGAACCACTCCACTTCCTCATTTTTACCGAAAAATTATAAGGTGTCAAATCCAATGGAGATCCATCGGACTTTTTCAAATTAAAAGTCCTTGTAAAATCAGCTCCCTGTTCAATTACCAGGTTGACTACTGGAACTGCCATCTCCCACCTTTATACTATAATTATTTATTGAGAATTAGAGACTTTAGAACTTCGATTTCAGATCTCAGTTCTTTAAGTTCTGTTTCATAACGTAAACGAGTATTTCTTTCATTGATATATTTCTCGTAAGCAACCATATCTGTGTTTATGATTGCTTGTGTATGTAAGTCTCTTTCAAGATTTGAATGATCTTCTACTTTTGCTCGTTTTATCATGCCAATGCAATTGCTCTAAAGTTTCTAATTTTTGGTGATTGTGCTTGATTTGTTGATGAACTTTCAACTTTAATTTGATAAGCACTAAATTGTGGTAGATTATTTGCAGTCCAAGTATATTCAACAAATTGATTATCAAGACTTGCAGAAATATTTCTATCAGATCTTCCGCTATTATTTTTAATGTTAATTACTTGTTGGTTAGTATCAAGATTGTCATACCCAGGGAATAGTTCAAATACTTTATCAAGCTCTGCCCCATCAACTCTAAACAGTCTGTATAGAACTCTAATGTCTGCAGATACTGGTCTGTAAGCGTCTAGAATTACCTTCAATGATGTTGCAGGTGCTTCTAGACTAATCACTTTAGTTAGATATGATAGATCATGTGGATCTTCTACAAGAAGATTTGATCTTCTATCCGTAGCATAATTTGCAATTGGACTGTTTACTCTATGTGATTGTGTAGTAACGAAACTTTCAAATGCATTTATAGTCGGTGAGACATTCTCATTTGTTGTGCTTAGTTCAAGTTCAAAGGTAAATGATTTCGCACCAGGAAGAGCAAGTAATTTTGCTTCTTCATTTACTCTAGAAGCAATTATTCTAGGATCTTTAAATGCAGTTTCATTTGTTAGTGAAACTGGTTCATATCCTTTATCTTGGAATGAAATTTCGGTTCCATCTACACTTGTTCCAGATACAGTTCTTACCTGAGCATTAATATTGGTTCCGTTTGGTAAAGTATAATCTACATGTGGAACAATGCTTTCAAATTGAATATTTTGAGTTGCCTTAGCATTTGATCCACCACCAATTTTGCTTGAGTTGAATACAGAAGAACTTGAAATCTTGACGTGATAATGATCAAGAGTTACTTTATCTTGAATAGTATTAGATGCATCAATTAAATTATGGGTTTTATTAATTTTTCTTAATGAAACACCAGCAAATTCATATTTTTGAATAGGAGTATTTTGCGAATATGTTCTTGGAGTTGTGCCATCAATTCCTCTGGTTGTAATACCTGTTAAGATATTATTACCAACACCTGTATATGCAATAATTTCATCACCAATCAATGCAAAGCCAGGATTTGAAGCAGAAACTTGAGAACCTTCAAATATATTGAAGTTAGTACTACTTGCTACACTAATATTATCAATAGAACTTACTGCATATCCAACTTGAATTGCAGTTGGAACAGTATCACCACTTATACCAGTGATTGTCACAATATTGTTATCAGCGTGCATTCCATGGTTCTTATGATTTACTTTGAAGTAAGTACCATCATATTGATCGGTATTGATCGTTACTGTAGAAGGAACAATCGAGAATAGAGTTGATCCTACACCTACACCAGCGCCTGCAGTTGGGACGTATTGAATTTGATCTGAAGTATTGAATTCTTGTCCAGTCACATTAGTTAGAACAAGAGTATTTGTTGAGGTAACAACACCAACTGTAAAGGTTAGATTTTGACCTAGTGTATTGCTTCCAAGTGTGGCAGTTAAAGTATCGCCAACTGCATATCCACGACCACTAGAAGTTACGCATACATTAGCAACTGCTCCTCCACTAACGGTAACAATACCAGCTGCACCAGTTCCAGAACCAGTTAAGGTTGTGAAGTTTACAGATTGGAATGTTCCGTTAGAATAACCAACTCCAACATTAGTTACACTTAAACCAGTGTTTGCTAAACCAACAGCACCACGTAGACTTTCTACAAATCCACTAGAAGTTGTATTGTCTTGCTTAATTTGAGAACCAACAACAGCAAATGGTGATGTGATGGCAGAAGATAGTCCAAGAGTTACCTTCTTAGCAAAAACTTCAATTGGATTTGTTTGTAGATTATTTCTAGAATTATAAGTTCTTAATTCTGGATTGTAGAACTTAAATGTTCCTTTTTCTTTGGTAAACTTTGCTTTTCTTGCAACATATTTTAGATCTTCAAGTTGTGATGGTTCCCAAGTAGAAGCATTCTGAGATTTAAATAAAGAACCTAATGATGGTTGTTTATTGATAATGATTTTTTGAATTTCAGGTAGATTTGCCGTAGAAATATCTTCTTCACCTACACGAGAAACCCAAACATTATATGCATCAGTATCTGCAAGAATTACAAATGCATATTCGCCTTTTGGCAAGTATACTGGAGCATCAAAAGCAAATGTTGTTGCTAATGATGCTGTAGATGATGTTACAATTTCTGATGGAAATTTTATAACGTTTGATCCTTCAACAATATTTCCCGTAGGAAGTCCATTTTCAATGGTAACAATTCTAAGTTCTACAGGAATTGTCGAACTCTTCGTAGCAAAATATAAATCAACTGAAGTATAGAAAACACCAGGATCTTCTTCTACAAAGAATGATTGTGCTAGTGGATCCGAAGGTTGTGGTGGAGGTGGTGGTGGACGACGAACAATTGTTGTTTCTGTTTCTAAAGTTCCTTCTGAGAAGAAGTTTGCATCAGCTCCACTTACAGTAATGCCTGGAATATTTGATGGTGTTTTTTCTGCAGAAACTTCAACAGTATTTGTTCCATTACTAAATTTTGGATCTGTGTTTGGAATATTAATACTACCAATTAGGGTGCCATTTGCATCACTAATTAAACGAACTTCTTTTACAATTGCTTCTGCATTACTTGTTTCACCAACAAGTTTCATACCCTGAGCAACATATCCAAAAAATCTTTCATCTGACTTTTGATTTAGTGATGAAGTATCAATATTAAGCACTTCTGTAGTATCACTATAGAAAGAACTTAATCCAACATTTGAATATGGATTACTTGTATAAACTGCTGTTGGTTCATTATATGGACCATCTTTATGATTTGCTTGTGCAAGTCTAAATCTAACTTCTGGATTTGCAGTAGTATTTTGATTTGATAAAATTCTTCCAACTACAGTTTCTCCAACCTGGAAAGATCCTTGAACTGGAGTTACTTCTAATAGTTTAGGAACAGTCAATGTCCTATTATCAGACATATCTGTTCTTGAGAAAAAACTAAAGAACTTAGTTGATGGTTTTAATCTTGAAGCCTTGAATTCAATATTTTGTGCTCTAAGATTTGGAATTGCAGTTGAAGTCGTAATGACTTCTGTTGTTCCAAAACCACCATCAATTGTTTTATATTCTCTTTCAATCCAGATATCTTTAGATGGACTTAGGCTCATGTTACCACGCCAGGTAACAACATCAAATGGGTTGATATTTACCGCTCTACTTGCAAATGGTTGTTTAAAATCTTCTACTTCAGAATAATTTAAAGTTACAAGATTTTTTGATTTTTTGATATTTGCCGATCCAAGATCATCTGCATATCTTATATCAATACTTAAATCTGGAGACCCATTTGTTCCAATAAGTGCTTCAGATCCAATCAATAGGTCAATACTGTCATAGTAAGATCTTGATACCATTTCATTGTTTTTAATGTCATAATTTAATGTTGGTAGCGTCTTATCTGCAACATCAAATGTACTAAAGTTATCAACAGCAAATCCAGACTTAAATTTATCAAGTCCAGTATCAGGATCTTGGATAACTAAACTAGATGTTTTTGCTTCAAGTAAAGATAGACTTGTGTAGTATTCTAGTCCAGCAATTCTATCTTCAAGTTTTCCAATATCAAGCATTGTATAACGCTTATTGGATTTGAATTCAATAGTTACATTAGTATCTACATTATAAACATATGGTTGATAAGTAATTGTAGCTAATTCAAATGAACCATCAACTGCTTCTGGTAGAACAGGACGTTCTGAAGAAACTCCTTTTGCAACAGTAAATGTACTATCTTGATTTAAGAATAATCTATCAATTCTTCCCGTGTAGAAATTATAATCTAGAACAATATTTTCATCAGAAACAATAACATTAGGAACAGTTTGACCAGATCCACCAAAGTTTCTCGATGAAAACTCAAATGGTGATAGTGTTCCACTATAATTTGCTACTCGTGGTCTAAAATCAATAACGTCAGTATTTCTAATATTGTTAAAACTTGGAACATTTTCATTATAATCTGGGTAACTATTTGTTGTAATAATTTCACCATTATCACTGGAATTGATTGTAAAGTGATCGAAGTAAACCTTTAATTGTCTTGATGGTTCTTGTGATCCAGTCTTTCTAATCAATCTACCAAAATCATAGTATTCAAGTCTTTGACCTGTATCAAAACTAAAATTATCTAAGATGTTTGGATCACCTAGATTAATTTGGGAAATATTTCCAGTTACTCCACTTTCTTGAAAAACAACCTGTTCAGTCTCGGTAAAACTTTGATTGTTTTTCGTTACGTAATAAATTTCATTGGTTCCTGTTTTTCCAAGAACCATTGCAGATGCACCAGAAGTAGCGCCAATCAAAATCTCACCAACAATCAAATCTTGATTGGTTCCATTTGGACCATTTAATGATGATAAGACTAAACTTGGAATTGCAGGAGCACTATTTGTAGATGATTGAAATACTGCATGAACATTCACAACATCAGCAACGTCAAGAGAAATTTCTTTATCTTGAACACGTTTGCCATATGCAGCATTATAAGTCAGACCATCAGAAACTCCAGTTGAAATTCCAGAGTAATTATATTTTGATCCTGTAACTGTAACTGATGCTGCTCTGCTTAGAACTTTATTTTTAGACGTAACTTTTGATTTTTGTTGAGTTGTTACAACAATAACTCCAGTCTGGTTTATCTTTGATAACCCAGAAATAGTTGCACCCTTTCCACCATTTGTTAATTGGAATTGGTCTGAAGTTAATGGTTCAACCGTTCCATCCATATAGAAGATTGAATATCTTTCTTCATCGAATGGGGCATAAACAAAATCAGTTCCCGCTAAAGATGGAAGATCAAGTGAACCTAAAGATGAAGAACTTCTATCCCTATATTCTTTTCTGATAAAGATATCTGAAGTAGTTAAATCTACACTTTCAATATTTCTATTTGGAAACTCTGCATACATGAAACCAGAGTTTGAATTTCTAATCTTTGGTGCAACAACTAAAAGACCAGAAACGTTGACTGCAGCAGATGGTAATGAACCAGTAGCAACATTTGAAACAGTTGTAACTGCTTCAACAGTCATGCTTTGTGCTGTTGGAGTGATCGTCTTTACACGATTATAAACTGTTCCTGATACATCAGTTCTAGCATATGAAACAATATCACCAGTTTTAATACCTACTGTCCAACCACTTGTAGAACTTGTAACAGTAGAGACACCACCAGATCCAGATGTAATAGTAAATGGTTTTGCACCAAAATTAATTTTTGGTTCTAGAACTGAATCTGCACTAAAAGTTGTAACACCAACTTCAGATCTTACAGAACGAATATCAGTAATATCAAATTCTAAAACTTTAGTAATTACTCTTCCGTTCTCAATTCCATTGACAAGAATTGCTTCATCTACAATAAAGTTTCCTGACGTTTGGTGAAGGGTTAAAATACTTCCAGAAACAGATCTCAAATATCCCTTAGCACCAGAATTTTTACCTTCAATTAAAGCAGGCACACTAATTGATAGTGATTGATTTAGTGTAATTTCGGTATCGGTTTGAACATCATATAGATACAAATCAAACTGCGATGCGTTATTTACATATTCTGTATTTGTACACTTATAATCATATACTCGTGCTCTACCAACACTTTGTCCTGCAGTAGAAGCTTTATTAGATCCAAGTCTTTGACTGCGAAGATCTACAAATCCAGTTGTTGCTAATCCAACACTAGCACCACCATATACATTGTTTACTCGTAAAAGATTACCTGCTTGGAAAGGAATTCCTGAGCCTAAAACAGATGTAGTTTCTCTTGGTTTTTCTATATCTAAGAAAGTTGTTCCAAAAGTTTCTACTTCATATCCTTTTACATATGCTTTTCCTGGACCAACTTGAATTTCAAGTAAATCTTTAGATGGTTTATTACCCTGATCAGTATTTTCCTCTGGGAAGAAAACTCCAAAAGTCGAATATCTATCGTTTAAACTTTCCTTTGCTTGAATATCAAATTGCTTAACATAATAATCACCACTTTCATCATAAGTTCTTCTTGCTAGTTCCTTAGCAATTTCACTATAAACAGTTTTTGTGACAATTTTTCTAACTTCACCATTCTTTACTCTAAAAAGTTCAATAAAGTTTTCATCTTGATAATCTTCTAAATCTTTTTTAATCAAAGATAAACTAATTTTTAATCTATCTGCACCAGGTGCAGTATAGTTTGAATATCCTTGAGCATTATCATAAAGTGTTGGATCATCAACAGCGTTAATGATTTCTTCGTTTACGAAAAATCCAACTCTGTACGATGGAGTATTTGAATATTGATCGAGAATAATTGTTTCATCATTTACTGCAATGAACGCACCTCTTGCAAAAAATACACCTTCAGTTACAGAGAATGAAGATCCAGTTGCAGTGGCATTTGTAAGAACGCACGTTGCAAAGTCAGATCCAGAAGCAATCGTTGTAGATCCATAAGTAAAATCTGTAAGAGTTACTAGATTTTCACCATCTAAAAACTGATCTGTGCTATAATCTTGATCTGATGATTTTTGATATTTTACGTATAATGTAGTAGTGCCTTCAATAGATTGATTTTTGGATATTACTTTCTTTACTACTGCAGTGATACCAGAAGTTTTTCCTTGGATTGTTAATCCAATTAACTGATTATAATAATCCTCAACTGAAACCCCAAAAAACGTTGGTTCTAACTTTACTGCATAGTATTTGTCATCATATGCAATAGAACCTGGAATTACTACAGAACCTTCCTTGAAAAAATGTTTACCAAATTTTTCAACTTGATCCTGAAGAATTGACTGTAAAGTTGTTAGTTCTCTTGCCTGAATTGGAACACCAGGTTTAAAAAGAACCCTATTATAATTTTTTGCCTGATCAAAATCATCATAATATGGATTGGTGTTGAGGTTAGTGTTTTGTGGCATCGGATCAGAATTCTAAAACAATTTTAATATCTTCTCTTTGGTTTGTAGCTCTTGTTACTTCTGGTCGGTTGTCAACGTAAATGATTTCTCCAGAATACTTTTGGATTTCTGGTTGAGCAATACCATTATTAAATGATTGACCGAAATAATAAGTTCTTGAGTTGACCGTTGTTGAAACACCAGTAAATGTTGTTTCAATTCCTACAGTTTCAGTGCCAGTAGTCGTTGTTACAACTACATTTACACTTCCTCCTGTTCCTGGAGAACTTGTAAATTTATTTAGACGGTATCCATAGGTTGGTTTTGATCCAGTAGAACTGTCAGTAGCAAGATCCCTATCTTGCCAGTATCTTAAAATCTTTGTTATTGGATCATATGAAATAATTTTTCCAACCGCAGTTGATCCAATGCCAATTGTCTGTCTAACTTGCCCATCAACTGATACACTCATTGTTGTTGTAGCAGCACCCGTTAAACGAAGACCATAGACACCAGATGTTGAAGATGCTGTCAACAAATTGGTTGTGCCATTAACTAATGGGTTTTTAATAACACCAATTCTAGCAAATTGGTTTCCTGTAGGAAAATCTGGATTTGTTACATCACTATTTTCAATTCTTGAGTAAATTAAAACTCTATTAGCACCAAGTTCTTTATCAATATCTGCACCATGTCCACCTGGTGAAGGAATAATTACTGAAAAACTAGCACCAGATCCAGTTACAACACTATCAAGATCTAGTGTAGCAAATGTATAACCAGATCCACCATTAGTTACAGTTACTGATGTTGGTTTTCCATCAATAAAGGTAACAGATGCTAATCCATCTTGACCATCACCTCTTATGGGAACATTATTTTTTGATCCACTATATTGATATGAAGCTGAAGTTACGTCTTCAATTGTTATAACTTCAATTTGTCCATCAACTGCAGCGTTTCTAACATCGGCAACATCAGAATTTGTTTTCCAATTTGCAGGAACTGGAATATACTCTACGCTATCAAACTTAATGATGTCACTTGGTTTAATCGAGAACAGATATTTCCAAATATATCCATCACTTTCTAATCTTGGTTGGAGATCCGTATGAGTTGGTTCTTCCAAGGAAATAATTCCTTTTCCGCTATTTGACGGAGCAGCACCATTATAAATGCACTCATAAACTCTATAGTCAGAGTTCATTACATAAAAATTTGTTCGATACAAACTAGTTGCACCAGTTTGAGGTGAAGTTCTATTAATACTGTAATCATGTCGGTACATTTCATAAATTGTACCTGATGTCCAAGAAATTTTTCTGATAACTTTTAGGACATCACTTGATGTGATTTTCTTTGCAGAAATTAGAGTATCATATATGTCACTATATTGATCGAAACTATCAATTGGATATGGTGTATTAGTATTCCAATCTGCACTTACTTCAGTGGCATTTGGTAGACCAATAAACACATAATAACTGTTATCAGAGGTCGAAATACCACTGACAAAGTTAGATGCATTCAATACTCTGATCTGATCAGTAATGATCGCGGGCATTATTTTCTAGACTTTTTGTTTTATTTATGAGTAATCTAAAGATAACTTTGTAGTTCTAACAATTTGTGGTGCAGTTGAAATACCAGTTAATCCATTTAAAGGGTTGCAAGTAAACGCTAATCCAGATGATCTTCCTGATGTAAATTTAGCCCAACTATATTCACCATAGAAATTACCACCACCAGATCCTAAACCACTAAAGTTTAATGTATGGTTTGTGGCAATATTTACATGAACTCTCATTGACAATCCAGTTCCAACAGGATCAATATGACTTACCTGATAAACTCCATCTAAAAATTGTGTTGCAAGACCGACTGTTGTTGATCTGTCTTGTGATAATGCTGTTACTCCATTGCCGATATTTGATCTAGAAATAACAAAATAATCTCCTGTTGAAATTCCAGTCACAGTAATATTGCCAAAAGGTGCATCCCTTAGTGGTGAATTTAATGGAATAAAGAAGTTAAATTGAAGTCCTTGACTGGTACTTCCAACTCCAGTAATAATTCCCTCATCACCAAGAACTGAAACTGATGAAACTGTCTCAACTGGTTTTATAAATGTTGTTGTTCCAAATCCAGTATTATCTTTATCACTATCAATAATCTGAACGTCGAATGATGTAGTATTTGGATCTTCAGTTTTACTGAAGATTAAACTTCCACCATCAGCATAGAAGATATTATCCGTTGTGGTAATATTTTTAATAATTCTTGCTGTTGGTTTAATTTTTGAAGCATATTCAACTCTAGATTTACTTACTTTAATGCCATCCACAAATAAATCTTCTTGCTGCTGGCACCAAACAACTGGTCTAAGAGGTGATGTTGATTGACTAATTCCTTGACCTTTATAGTTGTTTGTTTGAATAGTGTCTCTGGAAACAATTGCTCTAACAATTCTTTCACTTTGTTCAATTGGAATAATTTGATTTGGATTTTTAAGAATTGTTACTCCATCGCCAATCTTAATAGTATCAAGTGCTGTAGTAGTGTCAATATCAGCATCTGTTCCACGATAAAATAATATTTGTAAGGAAGATCCTGCTACTGGTGGTTCTACAAATGTTATTTGAGTTCCTCCTTCAAATGTATAAGCATCTCCTGGTTTTTGAAGAACATCGTTGATGAATATCAGCAACACATCTTCCAAATTAATTGGAGATCCTGGAGTTTTTTCAATGCTTAATGGAACCCCATTTTCAGTGATTGTAAATGTGGTTTTAACACTATTAAATTCCGATGAGAAATCATCAAGGACTTGAAGTTTTCCAAGTACCCATCCAGCAAATTCATCATCTCTGGTTTCTTTTACTGTAAATATTGCATTCGCAAACGTTGATCCAATACTCGTAACTGTAGGAATTCCAGCAATTCTTAATTGTTCACCAACAGTAAATCCATAACCAATATTGTTAAGTTGGAAAGATGTTATGCTTAACCCAGAACCAACAACAATAGATGCTGAAGCTCCAATTCCAGTTGAAGAACTAATCAATCTAATATCATCATATGGAATTGGGGCATCAAAAGAAACTACAGGAACATTTGTCCAAGTATATCCTACACCTGGAGTGTTTATGAAAATTTTATCAATATTTCCGTTTAAGACAGTGAACGTGCCAGCAGCTCCAGTCGTAGGATTTCCGCCATTGACATGAACTCTATAAGTAGTTGGACCGTTTCTGTATCCGCTGCCAGAGTATCCCAATGCGACTGTGATCGTTCCAAATCCAGAGACCACTGCGGTTCCTGTTCCGACATATTGTGGTTGATATCCATAACCTTCAGAATTTGCTAAAGAAACAATAAGACCTTTTCTTGGAAGTTTATTAGCGTTTACATCTGAAGTACTATATGCTTCTACAGTTGCATCGCTATTGCCAGTAAATCTTATAGATGTTATACCAGTGGATGATCCTCCAATAAAATTATAATCAACATCTGGTTTCTGGAAAATATTATTAACTAATATTACTCCAAAATCACTGGTAATGCCTGTTGTATTTACACCAGAACTCTTAATAGTGAATGTTTTTGCTATACCAGTAAAGTTTTGGGAAATATCATCAATAATAAGGTTACCATCATAATTTGATCTGATAAAAGATCTACCTTGGAATGAACTTCCATTAGTAACGTCTACATAAACCAAATTATGAGTTCCAATACCAGCAGATGTTAAAGTAATCGCTATGCCAACATTGGCATTGTCTAGAGATGATGAAAATGAATAATTATTTTCAGAATTTTTTATTAAAAAGTAGTTTTCATTGGATTGAAGTGGAGAAGGTGGAGTAAGACTTCTTATTAAAACCTGAGATCCTGTTGTAAAAATATCTGATAAAGCAGTAAAACTGCTTGATGTTAAATTTACATTTTCGGAAGAAAATCCTACAGTATAACGTAATCCACCAAATGGAACATCTGCAAAAGTAATTACATCATTAATGATATTATAGTCACCAAAAACAAGTTGAACAGTGTCTCCAGCTGAATGACCTCCAAATGAAGTTCCCATCCAACGTCTATCAACTAACATTTGATTTGAAACTCCATTAAATCCAATTACTTGGATTCTCATAATTTCGTCATTTATTTGAATTAGATCATAATTTTTAAATATACTAATATCACTGACTTCTAATATTCTATTATTAATGGATGAAAGTGTAGTAGTTGCACCAATTCTTTTATAGATTGGAGACTGAATAATATTATCTAAAGCAATAATACACTTACTATTTTGCTTTTCTGCTGTGAATGAATGCGTTGTTCCTATTCCAACAGAAGTTAAATCAATCGCATCTCCAGCAAAAGCAAGAGTTGTTGCAGCAGCAACCTTAAATTTATTTTCTGCTATTTTAATTGCAAACACTCGTTGCGGTAAAGTTGTAGCTCCACCGACACCAGTACTCGATGGATTTATGCTAATAGCAGTATTTCCTGGTCCAGCATTATAATATAAAGGTTCGCCAGTTACAAAAAAATGATTATCAATAACAAATGTATCAGCCCCAAGTAAAACTGATGATGTATTCGATCCATCAAAAACTTTATGGAAGATAGGATCTCCTTCGTGCGTCAAATTAAACGAATACCTGAAGGTTTCCGTTGCAGAATTATATTGTTTATTTACGGATCCTAACTGAAATCCCATATTGTTTTTGGAATATTTATGGAAGGGTTATGACGACATCACTTGCCACATCATCTGGATTATCAATTCTTATTTCTGAAGTTCTCACAATATATGCTTTATTTGCTTTTGGTGTAAATCTTAATAATCCACTTGCTCCAGAGACTATCATGTCAATATTTTGAATATCTCTTCTATAATCTAAAGATGTTGAAAGGTTATTATATTTTATGTAGTTAACCACATCGCCGTAAATATTTGCTGCTACATGGAAGAAAGAATATTCATTATCGGTTGTATTATGTATTTCTACCAAATATTTTATAGAAACATAACTATTGGAAGAAATTGTAGAAATTATTTCTGCTGATGGTGTAGCAGAAGAATTAATCGTAGTTCTAGTACAATTTAGAGATGCATCTCCAACTTCATAACTCGTACCAGGAATTCCTGTCGAAACTGTTGTAGCAACTCCAACTAAAGTAGAAAGCATTGCAACAGTAACTCCAACTCCAGCTGCTGGTAACCATTTTAATTGTAAATTATTGGTTGCAGTCATATCTACACTAAATGTTCCAAGACCTACACCACTTTCCATTTTTCCAAATTCAATATATTGTGATGTAGATCCTATTCCCAAGAATGATGCTTCAGTAATATTTTTTTGATTAGGACCAATAACAGAAACAATTACACTACCACTCTTAAATTGATTTGCATCAATAGATTGAATTATTTGTGATGATGGGGATCCAGAAGCAGCAATGAAAGATGCTACACCAACTTTTTGGACATGTCCAAATGAAGTAGTTCCAACTCCAACTCCAGGTTCAATTTTTTCTTTATAGAAAGTAAGATCGTAGGTATAAGTTGTATTATATGGTGAGAACAATATTGAAACAGTTGTTCCAGAAATTGAAGTACTAAAATCACCTAAATCAAATGCATCAGATATATCAGAATATTGATTGTTGAACGAAATCGTTCCATCATGGGACACCACAAATTCTGTGTATTGGGTTTCATTAAAGGTAATTCCTAAAGAAGTATCAAGAACTACTTGAGCATAATACTTAATAGCAGATGCAGAAGTAATATCAAAACTATCAAGTTCTAGAGATCTACTAATGTTAGGATCTGAATAGAACTGTGGACTAATATCGTCAATTTCAAGAACTCTATTTGATTTGCAAATTAAAGCATCACCAAATCTATTGGATTTAAAAACAATTTCATCACTAATCGTTGCATCATCGTTTGTTTTTTCATAGACAAGATCCCAATCATGTTTACAATACATTTTTACAGGATCTGGATTTACTAATACAACTGTACTTGCTTGAGTTCCAATTCCAGTTGAAATACTAGTGCTACCAAGTCCAGCAAGACTATCTGATGGTATCAATAAGTCAGAATGTTTTTTGAAACCTGCAATATGTGCCAAACTGTCAACAGGTTCACTCCAACTACTAATACCAACTTTACTTTTTAATGAATATGCAAACTGTTGATAGTAATCACTATCTTGTATTCTTTGGAAAAAGTCATTAAGTTTGCCAGTATCTTTTTCCCATCCAAAATCTTTCGATATGGTTGAATTTACATCAAAGTATCCAGAATAATCTTGCATACTTTCGATAATGCCAGAAGATCCAGAAGTTCTTCCCCTTAACAGATCTCCAGTGTTTAATCCAACAAGACTATTAACTCTTAAAACATTGGTTACTGGATCATTTCCAGAAATAACATTCACAGATGAATTATTTGTATATACTTCTTCACCATTGAAAAATTCACCTTCTTTAAGAGTAATAGTGAATGTAGCTAGATTTTTTACATTAGAAACGGATCCATATTGTTGTCCATCGTGAATACCTGGGTCTTCATCTACAGAATATGAAATCGTTGCCTGATTAATTAATCCAAATGCAGTATTAACACCAGTAATAGTCCAATAGCGATATCCATATTCTGAAGAATTGTATCCTTTACCAGTAGAAACTCCAATATTTTCTACAAATATTTGGTCTCCAACTGCAAATGGCAAAGGATTACTTGTAGTAAATCCTGATGTAGGTGTTTGAAGTCTTAATGTAACATTTGGAGATGAATAAGTGGCACTAATAATTCCAACACCATTTGTATTATTAATTGCAATAGCATCATTGTCAGTGCTCTTAAGATTTCCACCAGAATTAATAATACTTACAGATCCAACACTACTTCCAGATAATGAAGCAACAATACTTACTTGGGTATTGATAGTGTCTGTTTCTCTATTGTAAACAATTACATCTGGAGCAGTTAAGTATTTTGAACCAGTTGATGTAATTGCAACAGTATCAACACTATAATTATCTTTCAATAGTATTACTTGTGGAACTGATGCTTGTGGTTGTAGTGTTTTATCTGATGGATAATCATATCCAAAGTCAAGAATTTGAACACTATCAATAGCACCAACTTTTGATCCCTGTGCTCTTAACACAGCAGAAGATCCTGTTGTCGATGCTACTGATACTGATGGCAATGATTTATAATTTTTTCCACCATCTAAAATATCAATCTTTGCAATTGATCCTTTGGTGTGTGTGGAATTGGTAATATAATTGATATAAGAAGCACTAGTATACCCTACTCTTTCGGGTATTTCAAATACATTGAATGTAAATGATTGATTTGTGGTTGTTGTTAATGAATGAGTGCCAGTGAATTTACTTGCATGAACGACTATTTTTGAATAATCATTAACATCTTTATTGACTTCAATTATTTTCGTTGATGTCTGTGATGTAAACTTATAGTATAGAACTGGTGGAACTTGTTCAGTAAAATGAATGGTTGTTTTTGCTGATGTAATTCCTGGTGCAAACTGATTTGTAATTTCTAAAGATGAAACACCAGATCCAACAAACTTTTTATTGTAATCTTGATCTAAGAAAAATTCTAGTCTAGAATTCAATAAACTTGCATGGGAAACATCAAACTCCAAATAATCTCCAGTTGTTACATCAAGTCTAGGATTTATTGAAGAACCAATACTTATAAATCTGGTAACAGGATCATATAAAGTAGATATTGAACTCGTAGCAGTAGAAACAACTGTAAAATCAATTATATCATCGGGTCTTAATCTATGAGAAGATGCTGTGGATACAACAACATCTACTGTCTTTACACTAGATGAAACAGTATTTCTTCTTGTTGTAAATGAATGACTATTTCCGATACCAATATTTCCATTAAAGAAAACCCTTGACAAATCGGAATTAATTCCAGTTTTTACGTTTGTAAGTGCAATTAAATCTTTTGTAAGTTTTTGCACATACATTTTAGATGGCATTGGAGAAGTCGTGCTTCCATCCAATGAATATGTTAATGAAGTACCAGCTCCAGGACTATAAAATACCTCTTCACCATGAATTAATGGATTATCTGGTAAGAAAATACTTCTCGTTGGAATAAAAATTGACTTTTGACTATTTCCTGCACCAATATAAGAAATAGTTGTACCAATACCAACACCATAAGATAATCCCACACCAACAGAAGATGAAGCATCAAAAAATACAACTTCATTTTTTGGCGTCGATAATGAAACTATCTTATCGAGTTCATAAGTAAATTCTTTTTCAAGACGAACAATCTCAGCACGATTTGTATGTGCAGCACCTGTTGTTCCATTATAATTTCTCAATAAGTTCAATTTATTATTTGCCTTATCAATTCCCATAATTAGGAATTGCTCACTATCAATCTTCAAAATATCATTTACAGAAAACTTGGATGCAAGATCTGTAATTTGAATACTAGTTGTAAGACCAGTCGCTAGCATAGATGTTGCTAGACCTGATGTAAGACGATTTACATTAATTCTAAATGTTCCAGTTAAATTATTGAATGATGTAGATGATATACCAACAACACTTACATAAGATCCATCAACCAAATTGTGTGGAACTGTTGATATCGCAGTTACTGAGTTATTGTTGCATACTAAAGTAATATTACTTAAAGTTGTTATAGAAGAAGTAATATTTGTTACAGCTACGCCAACGATTTTTGATACCTTAGCAATAGCACCAAATCCAGAAGTATTTTTATTATTGAATACAACTCTATCTCCAACGTTATAATCAACACCACTTTCTACAATATTAATTTTTTCAACACTACCGCTCTTTACATTTAAGATTTTAGATTGTGTGGTAGTATTTTTATTAGAATTTGAAATAAATTCATATCCATTGCTAATTTTATATGCATCAGTATTTCTGACCAAATTCAATGAAAGTGGATCAATATCTTGAGTTGAATTGTATGCATAATTGAAAACACTTGGAGTAAAGTTATAGTAATTGCCAATCACATATGGGAATACTGGTTGTCTTACTCCATTAAAAGGACTTCCATTATCGTTAACAACAGATGATGAAACTGTTGTATAGTATGCATATACACCATTTGGATACTCTGGTGTTATTGCAAAGCGACCATTGTACTCATCTAAATCACCACTACCCTGGACGTAATTAAAGTCCTCGACGAAAAATCCAGCTGGATATTGTGAAATGTTTGGACCATCAACTCTTGATCCAGAAATTTTTGCATAACTTGACTGTAAGTACTTTAATGATCCAGTTCCATCATAATTTGTAAAAGCATATGGACCATAGATAGGACTTCCATCATATGCATATCCTAAAATTGGAGAATGCTGAATTCCACTGTCATTTAAGAAAGATCTTAAATTTCTTGGAACATAATAGTTGACGTAAGGATTGCCGAGTTTAGTATTTCTTACGGTCTCATAAAAACCATCATCAGATTTGACATCACCAATCTTTGCATATCTTTCAACTTGATTAACTGTCCACTCTTTTAAATTGGATGAGAATATTGCACCTTGTCCTGGAGTAGATGCAGTAACTGTTGTTCCATTCGTAGTATATCCTGCTCCTTGGTCAATAATATCAATGCTTACAATTTGACCATTTGCAACGTTTGCTTTTGCCTTTGCACCAACACCATCACCTTCAATAATAATATCAGGAACACTAAAATAGTTTGATCCACCACTTTTTACAATAATACTATCAAGTCTACCATTTATAATTAATGGTTTTAGTGAAGCATTAGAACCTTCAATAATTCTGATTTCTGGTTTATAGTTATCATTGATGATTGTCGATCCAAAATCACTACCACCATCCTTTACATGGACCGCAGATATAGATCCTCTAACGATTGGTGTTACAGTCGCATTTGCTGTAGTTATACCTTGTGGACCATTTAAAGTTACTACAATTGGCGGATAATTGAATACATGATATCCAGATCCAACACTACTTAGTCCAACATAATTTGTTAGACTGGTAGAGATAGAAACTCTAAACTGATCTTCATTAATTTTTATTGCATAGTATTTGGTTGTCGTGCTTAATCCGCCAATTGATAGACCTGTTGTAGAATACTTTAACTCTTCTCCAGAACTATATCCGTGATTATTGATTGTAATTACATCTGTAAAGGTATTAATACCAACAGGAGTTGTTGTATTTTCTCGGTTATAGAATGTGCCGTTTTCAATAATATAAACTTTATCTACTTTTAGTCTTCTTTCCTTTGTCGAAAATGCATGAAAACCTTGACCATTAGAAGTGATATCTAATGTTGCAATTCCAGCAAGGGCTTTTTGCCTTGTTTCCGCCAATGAAATGGTGTAATCATTGTTCTTTATAACATAATACGAAGACCCATTGATAAGCGTCCCTGGAGCGGTTCCAAGACCGATTGGAGTTGTTCCACGAGTATTATAAACAATTTCCTCACCATGCTTAAATCCATGTGCTTCTGGGAAAGTAATTTTGTCAGTAACAGTATCTACAATTCCACCAGTACTAGTGCTATCAAAGTCTACCTGATGGGAGACTAATTTCATCTTTGCTTCTGCACTAGCAGAACCATTTCCTCCAGAGATATAGACAGTTGGTGTGGTAGTATAATCTAAACCTTCAGTATCAACAAGAATTTCTTGAATTGATCCAGATACGTGTGTAATTACTGAAGAACCTGCACCAGAGTGTCCATCTTGATAAACTGAAAGTCTTGGTGGGTTAATTACGTCAAAGTTACTGCCTTCATTGAGGACACTAACTGATTGAATTGGACCATAATAAACTTTGTCTGTTGACTTATAAGAATAAATTTCAACACCGTTAACAAATAATCCAACTCCTCCTTGAATAGTTGCAGATTTAGTCTCGCTATATTCAGGAACAGGAAACTTTCTTAATAACTTTTGTGCTCCAATTGTAGAAAATCCTACGTTGTATGGTGTTAATGAATGTGTGGTAATTCCAGATAAATCTCCAGATCCAAATATAGAAATATATTGACCCCTACGAGCATTCTCTAATGAATATGCAAGAGAAATTGTATTGTCATCGATCTTACGAATATAATATGACTGATTAGTGCTTAATCCAGATACTGCACCGTTTGTACCTGATGGTTTATATACTACAAGTTCACCATCATTAAAATGATGATCGGTAATTGAAATTTCTGTAAATGTTGTAACTCCAGATGTAGTGAAGTTTCTAATTCTCTTTTGAGGATTTATATTCCAATGTGGAATGCTATTAGAAGCAACATAAACAGTGTCACCAGATGAATATGTATTTTGAATATCTGCTGTATAATCTTTGTTTGTCTTTAATTGCCTTCTTATAAAATATTTTTTGGATAAATCTAAAGATGCACAATTAACTTGGATAGTTTTATTATTAATAATTTGTAATATTGTGCCTACAGTAATATTATTGTCTTCATCTACGATATCAAGAGTATCTCCAACATAAAGAACATGAGTTGAGAAAAAAGTAAACTCATATACATTAGAACCCAAAGAATTGATTTTATCAATAATATACTTTGTTGATGTGTTGTATATCCATGAAGTAAATCTTGTATCTTTTTGCTCTATACCTAGAGTAGATACATTAATGCTGCTTCCTTCTTGTTGATTTAATGCACTACCATTAAAATTATTAATTGTTCCTACAATGTTTAGATAAACTGGATTATCTAGATTTCCATCTTCGTAAGAATATGCTTGAAGACCATACGCAAAAACAGTAGACCCAATTCCTACTGATGTTGTAATACCAGAAACACCTAAGAATTGGGTATAGTTTTTATCTGTGTAACTTAACTGTAAGTCTTCATATGTAAGATCTCCTGTTGTACCAAATCCGACTGTACTATCAACATTGATGATTGTAGATCCAGTACCAGATGCTTTAGTAACAAATGTTTTTCCTACCTGGAGAAACTTCCCGAGTGTAGTTCCTTTAGAAATGGCAATTTTATAGTATGTTTTACCATCTATGATTGCCTTTTCAACATTATAAATTGATCCACTAGTTTGAAGTGGTGTTGTATTTTGAAATAGTGTTTGTCCTTCAATTTTAATTGGGTTACCACTGACAACTTCACAAACTAATACATCATTTTTAATATAATCAGCATCTGACGGTTTAATTACAAATTTTTGAGGTTGAACCATTTCAACCTGTTCAGCATACAATGCTTTGAAGAGAATTTTGAATGCTTCTTCTGTTCCTTTAGATTTATAGAAATCTTTTGCTTGTCTAATGAAATTGCTTTCGTTTAAATCACCATATAGATTTCTATTTTCAAATCCTGGAAGAACTAATGTCTTTAATTTTTTTAAAAATTCATTAAGAAAGACATTACTGAGATTTTCAACTCGTGCATTTGATGCATGGGTTGAAATACCACTGGAAGTGAATGTTAGATACTCTGGTTGATTGGTTTTGGTATTTTTTTCAATACCACTAAATCCACGAACACACCCAGTAAATGATGTAGACCCAATACCAGTATAAGTGATGATTTCATCATCAATTTTTAGTAGACCCCATTGTGCTGGCCAACCATCTGTTGATTTTACATAAATGGTTTCATCAACGCCACTGATGTATGATGTTAGGGATGTAAATCCAATTAAATTTCTTGTGTTTAGATAATCTAATCCTTTATATTCGACTAGATTGTCTGCAATATCAACAGGACCTCCCTGATACTCCTGCGAGTAATAATATTGCCTTAAAAATTCTCCAAAATAAGGATTTTCGACATCAATGTATTCAGGGATTTGGCTCTGAATAATTTCATTGATTTTGACTTTGGATAGGGAGGTTTCGATCATCTGTTATCTTGTTTTCTTACCGTTTTGATAGCTTGATTGAATATCAAATCTTGTTCCTGAAGTATTTGCACCTGAAGAGATGCTATCTTGCTTCATGTAGAAATTGCTCTTAGAAACATCTAATTGCAAATACAATTCCTTTCTCGCTAAAACATCATTTGATAGCGGAATTGCTTGAACTTCAATAATATTGTCTGCTAAACTGGTTGATGTAATATTTACAGTATCTATAAGGATTTCACCAGTGCTATAATTGACTGTTCCAAATTTGGTTGATAAAATATTCGTCTCTTCATCGGAAAGAATTTGGAAAAGGAAAAGATTTCCGATATTAGATCCATTTACGACTTCATCAGAAAAATAACATGTACCATCTATACCAAATACGCTAAATCCTGTACTCTTGACATTATAATTTTTCTTACCTGTATAGAATTCATTATCAAAACACAATTCATATTGTGCAGGTTGATTTATACGTGCAACAAGATCTCTTCTAATCCTTACTGTTGTAATATTTGAAGTAATAGCAGTATTGACGTTATCAATTAGTGAACAGGTTTTACTATATTTAAATCTTCCCCCAAATTGGTTCATTTCTGAACTTCTAGCATAAGAAGTAATTGCAGAAATAACATCAGTTTTCAGATTATTTGGATCACCAACGAAATTTGCGTTATAGTAAACATAACTGTCAATTTCTACATAAAGATACTTTAAGTCCTCAAACTGAGGAACAATTCCAGCAACAGAATAGTTCTTTAAGGATTGTAAAAGTTGCTTTTTAGTGAAATCTGATAAGAAAGATCCATTTCTTGGTTTAGCAGCAATAAAAACTCGTCCATATTGGGGTGGAGTTAGATCTTCTCCACCATAAGCACTCACACTTTCAATATTTGGATACAATGTTGGTAAAATTGCCTCATAATCACTTGCAGTTACTGCTCTATGCTGAGATGAATACAGTCTAGGAGCAAAGTATTTGACACTTTCGACAGGTTCTATCTCATCTCCGTTTTCAGATGGTACTTGTGCTGTTAAATCAGCGGCAAATGAGGTTATATTTGCGTTATTTTCATCAAAAATTGTTCCAGCAAACCTAAAATCAGTTACTCCATTACCATCTTTACCATTTGTCTTAATGTAAGATGCAGTAATTACGTTTCCTGACTGTAATTTCTTACCAAAAACACCATCACCAAACAAAATTTCGTATTTTTCGTCTGTAGTTTCTTGGATTAAGTAAATATTTGACGTAGAAGTAATACCGAGGATATTATCAACTAGTTGATGCTCAGTAAAAGTTGTATCTGTGGATGTATTTTTTACCTTTATACGCAAAGTTGACGTATCAACGCTGTCATTTGGGATAATATAACGCTGATTTGGTTGAGAATTGTTAACTGTCCAAGAATTTTCTAAATATTGACCTTGATAAATTTCTAAACTACCAAAAGAAGACCCATTTTGCGCTGCTACGGTAACTTTTTCTGGTAGAGAAAAGATAAAATTGACATCCGAAACACTTCCATTCGCAACAACCCCTGGTTGGAATGAAATTGTGTCTGTTGTTGTAGAAATTCCACTAACAAAAAAGTCTACAGTTGCTTTTGCAGCGCGTTTTGATCGTGGTACATATCCAATATTACGTGCAAGAGATACAACGTTCTCACGCAAAGTGGCGGAATCAATAAAAGTTTCATTCACCACCATGTTTGTATTGTAGGCGGTGATATAAGAATTATATGCAAGCAAATTTATGATGACTGAAAGATTAGATCCTTCAAAGTCATAGTCTGTAAAGTTTGTATTTGCTCTTAGATAATCCTTAATTGAGGATTTTATATCCTCAAAATTTAAATTTGTAAATTGTGTTAGTGCCATTATAGTCTAGTTGGTTCTAAGATAAAGGTAACTGTCTGTGTAGGCGTTGATAAACCAACTATGTCATAAGATATTGTGACTTCTAGAGCATTATTATCAGGATCTGGATCAACTTCAACGCTTTTTAGTACAACTCTTGGCTCAAAGTTTGTAATAACAGTTTCAATTTCTGTTTTTATTGGAGCAGTAAAATCGCTTGTTGCTAATTCAAATAGTGCTCCACTAATTCTAGTGCCAATTAGATTGTTAAAAAAGACCTCTCCAACTTGAATTCTTACTAAATTTTGAACAGAACGCTTGATTGCATCCTCATTTTTTAGAGGAAGGATATCATTTGTAACTGGATGACGTTTCATTGACAATGAAATGTCTTTGAAACCTCTAGAAATTTTTTGAAGAGGCACTTTTTATAGGATCTTCGTTTATTTATTCGTATTTATAGGCATTCCATAACTGGGTTCTGTTCCATATTCCCAGTCATCATAATCCTCATCATTACGAATTTTTTCATGAAGTTTGCTCTGAATGATTAAATTGTGAGTTTTTTGCTCCTGAAATTCCATTTTAGTATCTGATTGTGATTAATCAGAACTTTTATAGCGGTTTCTATCGCTCAATTTTTCACTTCATACATGAAATCATCTGAAGTTTCAATTTTTCTTAAATTCTCAACTGAATATTCAGTTAGATCAATTATATATCCTGGATTTTTAGTAATTCTATTCTTTGTCCATGCATCATCATACCAAATAATTTTATTATTTGGATAAGCATAAAAATTTCCATTATCCATTTTAAAGAAATGGGCACATTTATGCTCGGGTGTTTCACTAAAATTGGTATTCAAAGTAGATTTTGATTCCCATGACCAATCTAATGTAAACATATATGTTCCCTGATTTTTTTCTCCACGAAAATTAATAAGATCTGCACGTAAGTTTGCAAGTCTTGAACGAACTTGTACGTCGATATATGGAGAAAAACAATCCCACCACATACACTCTTCAAGTTTTGGAATGGGTGCGTCTGGTTTCCAGCAGAAAGCATGTATTGGTCTTCTTGTCCAATTTACGCCATTTTCTAAGTATGCTTCAAAAAGAGGAACATGCTTTTCCAACGAAGCAACTGAATGCACATCACATAAAGTTACTTCCCCAAATCCCTTTGTATGATTAAAAAGAAATTCATTACGAATGTAACAAGTGAAAGTAGGTAAATTGTGATTTAGATATGCCATAAAAACAAAAAAGACAGGAGATATTTCCTGTCTTATGTATGTGTTATTTTGTATATGTTGATAATAATTTATCTATAGTGATAGAAGCATCAGTCAATTTTATCACTGCTGATGTTACCATCAAGGACATTAATACTGTTGATAAGCATATTCTATTTTCTGTATGGATAAACTCCATCTTCGATAAATGATGTGAAGTGGAATTCAAACCAACTTATTAATTACGAATTATTTTCCTTGACCTCTATAACGCTTTTTAGCACAATTTCTACTAGTCGCAGAAAGCTTTGTGTTTTTGGAGCGTCCCTGACGTGTATTTTTTGGAGATGATTCAATAATTTTTGAACCACTCAAAGATCTTTTCACTGCCATAATTTACTCAATGTCGTAACCAAGATATTCTACCACAATATCGTCAGGATGGGGAGTACCATTCGTATAAAATTGATCAGCAAGTTCTTGCGTGATGTCCAACATTTCTTCTTCCGTTACGGAAGAGTAAATTTTTCTCCCCTGACAATATATATCGTATTTCTCCATGTGTAATCCGACACAAAATACTACTTAATATATTAGATAACTCGTGTCTTCTCGTGTCCTACTCGACAGATTGGATCACACCAAATTTCAAATCCTGCCTTAATAGCATCAAGACAGAACGAAACGTCTTCACCACACATATCCTGAACTTCACCAGATTCAAAAACTTGCATCTGAGGTGCAAACCAAGGATACTTCATCTCTGGATGCTCAAACACACCGTGTTTGATTAGTGTCCAACCAAACCCAGTGTAATCAACAGTGAATGGTTTACGACGCTTTTGAATGCCATCAACCATCTCATGGTTCATAACACCACCATTGTTCTTGAAGTCATCTTCTTCAAGCCAATGTGCAACTGATGTAGTTACACCATCTTCAGTTGCATACCATCCACAAGAGATATCTTTATCCATCCACACTAGGCGATAGAAAGATTCTGTATTGAATACGATGTCACTATCAATCCAAAGTTGGTAATCATACTTCAGTTTACCATCCCAAGGAAGTTGATCGGGACCACGAAGGACGTTAGCACCAAGACACTTGCAACGGGCAAAGTTGACCATTGAAGAATAGTCTTGTGAAATCTGGATTGAAGCACCATTTTGTACAAGATCGAAACAGAGTTGTACAAAATTCTTTAGATATGTATATGAAACGCCTCTTCCAGGAAGACAAAAGACAATGCTCTTGTCTTTAATCATTTGTTTTGCTTCTTCTAAATTAAAACCATCTGTATTATTAGAAGATGATGTGGGTGGTTTTGTAACCACTTTAAAACCTTTTGCCATGAATATACTTCAATTTGATTTGTTTACGTAAACGGGTATCACCCAAAGGCATGATACCACGTTATTTAGATAATGTCAATTTACATACTTTGCAACTTCTGGAAATATAGATCTCCAATTAGTACCTCTAGATTTGTCCAATTCATCACAATATTGAATAGCTAATTGGAATTCTTTTTCATTTCTTTCTTGCATCAGATCATTATAATGAAACTCAGATACTGACTTTACCGATAATGCAATTTTTTCTTTCAATTTATTTGGAAGATTTCTTGGTTTTAAAATTTCTGGTTCAGTTATGACGTTGAATATGAAATTTTCCTTAGATATTAAATTTCTACTATAAAGCCATTTATATGTTTGTAATAAACTTGGAATTGCAAGTAAACTGGGAGTAATTGTTGCTCTTATTTTTCCTTTTTTTGTAATATTCAAATACCTTTGAACATCAAAAACATTTTTTATTGTTGAGTTCCAATCAGTTGGATATCTTAACCAATAATTTTTTTCTTCTAAAGCATCAACACTCCATTGAATGTGAGTACGTTTAAAATTATCAAAATATTTTTTCATAATATCTAAATTCATCAATGTCATGTTTGAAACATAAGACAACATGATTTGTTTAGATTGACCACATGTTATCAAGGCATCTAAAAGTTTAAAATGCGATTTCATTAGCATTGGTTCTCCACCAATCAATTCTACAGTAGCAATAATATGTGAATACTTTACTAATTGATTAACAATATTATTAAATTGATCTTTATCAACATCTGCAATTAAATTGTCTGTAATTGAAAAACCACTAATTTTGCTCCATTTAGGATCTAATTTTTTTAAAGCACTATTTCTAGATGTTGAATTACTGGATTTACATGCATAACATTCTAAATTACAATAATTGCCATAAACATTAATTGATACATGAACAAATCTATTATTTGTTTCTTTTAATGATCCATCTGCATTAAAATTTTCTAACATCCTTTCATTTACAGGAAATTGTTTTCTAGGAGAATCGTTATTTTCATCTTCAAGTTTATAACATTTTTTACAAACAGATTTTAGAAACTCAGTTTTATCACCTAAAAGCATTTCTTTTCTAATTCTTCTAAATTCTTCTCCATCAAAATAGTCAAATGGTAAAGTATTTTGTGGACCAAATTGAGAATAATTTGACCAACAACAAGGAGCGTAATTTTTTCCTGGCAGATTATGAATTTTAGTGAATGGTTGTGAGCAGATTACATCATTATTCATTAAAAAACCTCAATACTATATTTTTCAGAAAATTCTTTTGCATCATTCCAAGTATTTACAATAGGCATTCCACGAATATTGAGTGATGTATTGAGAAGAACTGGACAACCAGTACGTTGATACCAGCATTCAAGTATTTCCCTAAGGATGCTAGAAGACCATGTAGGAACTGTTTGAACTCTAGCAGTATTATCTACGTGAACACATGCTGGGATCTCATCAGGACGCTTACAATCGTATACGAAGGACATATAACGACTTTCTGCTGGCATACGGAAATAGTCTTGACAATATTCTTCCAGAATAGCAGGAGCAAATGGACGAAACTTTTGTCTCTTCTTTACAGTGTTAACTAAATCCTTCATCTGTAGAGTTCTAGGATCCGCTAGAAGACTTCTATTACCTAAAGCCCGTGGTCCAAACTCAGCGGGACCATTTGCAATCCCACACATGCCTCTGTGCAGTAATGTGTCAACGACTTCCTTTGGATTAACCGTTTTTTGAATGTTTTCACCCAAATATGGGGTGAAGATGACTTTACCACCATAAGATAATAAAGCTGCCCCTAAGGAAGCTCCAGCGTCTCCAGGATTAGGCATAATCCACATGAACGGGTGCTCGTTTTGTAGCTTAGCATTCACTACACAATTTAAAGCAACTCCTCCTCCATAACAAATATTATTACTATATTGCCTTGCTCTATTGAAAATTTTTCTCAGTTCCTCATAAAGAACAACCTCTGCACTCTTTGAGTTGTCTTCTGGATTTCCTTCAAGAGAGGTGGAAAAGCCCTTGTGGTTATTTCTAGAGAGCAGTTTACGCGCTTGTTCCACGTATAAGGGCTTACCGAACGCTGCCATACCCATAAAGATGTATTCTTCGTCTAAGGGTCTTAGACCTGCCCATTTCGTATAAGAAGAATACCACAATCCAATAGAACTTGGATACTTCTGTGACCATACTTTTTTATACTTAGCACAACCCTCCACCATCTGAGCATACCAGATTGAAGCAGTATCCCATTCACCAATACTGTCTACGACAACACATGCAGCATCGGAATATGGTGATGTCTGAAATGCTGCAGCAGCATGGGAGAGGTGATGTGAGTAATACTGATTAGGAGTAATGTAGATACTCCTTTCTTTAAATGCACTCTTGTACTGTCCTGCAAACAATTGACGAGTACGCTTCAACCAAGGACGTTCATAGAATGCAATAATATCATCTTCAGTGTGGAGCAGTGCTTCTGCACATACTGGTAGATTTAAATGCTTATCATGCTTTACTCTAGAATATCGTTCTGCATGAGCGGCAAATTTGATCTTACCGCCATTAACAACTGCTATTGCAGCATCATGAAATCCTTCACTTATTCCAATCATGATCAATCATCTTCATAAATGTATGGATCTTGTCTACGAAGTTTCCACAACTTATATTCGCCTTTAATCCATCGGATCAGCTTTGCAATAGGGTTCATGGTTTAATTTTAATAACTTTAATTTGTTCAACAGTATATTCAGTTGGAATGCCAGCGGAAATCATTTGCTGTATTTCTCTAGCACGTTTCTCAGCATCTTCTTTTGATAAATTTTCAAACGCGATCTTTTGATCGATATAAACATTGTACGTCATAACAGTTGCCGAGACGTTATTATATTTAGAATGTCTTTAGTAATCATTTTATGCCCTTCTCTTGTCGGGTGCTTCTTTGGTGCGGATGGATACCGTTTCCATGGTTTTGTCAAGATTAAATCATAATTCAATTCTGTCGTGTGGTCAATAGACATTAATATAAGTGGGACATTTTTAGATTTACAATAGTGTGTGATTGTTTCAACTGCGATCTTTTCTTGTACTTTAAAATAGATATCATTACAAATGTTGGTGTAATAATATTCCCAAAAATCCTGATGGGTTACATTGGGTAATAAATCATTTTTAATATTCACCCGTCTTGGATTAACATTAATTGTTCTCCAAGTTGTGCCATCATGAAACTCTGTTCTGGATGAATACGTTAATTGAATGACTGCCAGATCATATTGGGTGATATCTGTCTCTGTTATTAAGTTTCTGATTATTCTTTGGTTTGATCCACCTGGACAAGCTAGATTTGTTTCTTCTGCACTAAGGTCATTGCAGAGTAATCGACTAAAACGTTCTTGTTCTTTATTCTCAAGTTCTGTCCCATAAGTCCAAGAACATCCATCAAAGTAAATTTTCATCTTTTATATAATTTACAATGTCCTGAAAAATCATGTGGTGCCCTTCTTCATTAGGATGTCTGTTAGGAGCTAATGGATATGATTTGTTATTAGCAAGACTAATATCAAAATGCTCAAGAATAGATGTCTTGTGGTTAATTGTTAATAGGATTAAAGGAATATTTTTAGATTTAAAATAATTTCTAATTGTTAGATTATGAACAAGTTCTTTGTTTTTTAAAAACTCGTCGGTTACAATATGCATATAATATTCTTTCCAAGCATTTTTCATAATATCCATTTCTGTTTTTTCTCCCCAGTTCCACCAAGAGAAACGGGATAAAACATTTTTTTCAGTTTGTTCTGAATTCCAAGACACATAATCATGCTGTATATTCATTGGTATCCAACACCGTTTTGTATAAAATTCTGTTCTTGATGGATGTGTCATTTGTATGACACCAAGATCATAATCAGAAATATTAACTTCCGTTAAAAGTTGCCTTACAATTCTATCATTAGATCCCCCAGCTGCAGCATTATTTGTTTCTTCCGCGCCATAATAATCACATAATAATCTACTATAACGATCTTGATGAGGATCTTTTAATTCTGCACCTTCTGTTACAGAACAACCATTAAAATATATCTTCATTGAACAATAGATCTTGTTGGGGTTCCATTTTTACCCCTTATATATCTTTTCTTCGTACCATCTTTTTTGGGTGTTCGCCAGTCTTCAAGTTTATCCCAGCGTTCTTGAGAAAAGAAGTATTGCTGAAAATACCAGATCTCAACTTCTGTATGGGATTTATCGCGGTTACAATCTTCACAGCAACAAACAACGTTCATGAGTTCATCTGTTCCGCCTAATGCTTGCGGAAGGATATGATCAATTGTCATTTGATCTTTGTTTTGCCCGCAATACGCGCAACAGTTATTCCATGCTTCCTTAATCGCTTTTCTCCATAATCTTATTGCGTCTGCCTTATTGTTCGCTTGTAATTGATAAAGATACTCATCTGGAGAAGAGAGTAACATTTATTTTTATTGGAGAGTTCCAATAGTATCTATAATATGCTGTGCGATCTTTTGATGTCCTAATTCATTAGGATGATTACCATTTGATACAATCAAGTCTTTTTTATCTTTCTCAGGCAAGATAACATTCTCAATGAAGTCATGTCCACGGATATAATAAATTGGTTTTTGAACAATCATAGATTTCCAAATGTTACTGGATTCAACCAAATGCTGATCCCATGCGTCATGAAGCATAAAGACATATTTGATTTTACGAGCGATAAAGAATTGTTCTAGGAGGTAATAATTCTTAAAGAGATTATCAGCGGCTAGTTTATCTTGATAATGTTCAATATAAAATTCTTTCCATCCAGGTGTCTTTTGAATGGTAACATGATAATACTTTTTCTTTTGTGGGTTCCAACCTTCAAACCTTGACATGGGTGCAAGTTGAATGATGGCTAGATCACAGGTTTTATTATGCAAGAACCATTCCATTGTGGTACGAGCGATTGCATCGTTGCTATTACCACAGATAGAGATGTTGTTGCTGGTAGCATTATAATGTTTAGAGACGAGATTACTGAACCGATCTCTTAAACGATAAAGCAATTCATCTCCCCATGTGTATGAATCACCGTTGAACAGGATATGCATAGTGTTTAATAATGTAATCTGCTATTTTCTGATGTCCTAATTCGCTTGGGTGTTTGCCATTTAATGCTGGATAACCGTCTTTAGAATAATCTATGGTGAAGTTTGACTTATCTTCTAAATCCAGAATGGTTCCGTTGATTGCAGGAATACTAGAGTATGTATGCTTACAGCAATTACGCCAGTATACGTTCTTTTGTGGACTATCTAACCAAGCACGATCACCTGCAAGTTTAATGAAGTAGTATGGGATATTATTTTTTTCAAGATACTGTTCTAGAATGAATAAGTTCTTATAAAAGTTATACAATCCTAAGTTATCATTGTAGACATACTTGTAATAATTTTCATAAGCATCTTTAGCATCATTATAATCTTTTTTATTATCAATCTTTCCTTCCGTTTCCCACATCAATGGAATATTAGCACCAGGAGCAAAATTTACAGGATGTGCTGCATGTCTAGAAATAAATTCATATCTTGACATTAAAGTAAACTGAATGATTGCCAAATCGCAAGTGTTGCCACTTTCAAACCATTCTATTGTGGTTCTTACGATACGTTCATTAGAGTTTCCGCCAAGTGCAATATTCTCATACGTTTTATTCATCTTCTCACTAATGACATGACTAAAACGATGCAAGCGAAGATATTCAAAATCGTTTTCTTTTCCTTGAAGTTCAGATCCGTTCGTATAAGAACAACCGTTAAAAAGTAAATTATAGTGCATGTTTAATAATATAATCTGCTATTTTTTGATGCCCTAATTCACTGGGATGAATACCATTTAAGAATTTATATTTTGGATCATCTTCTGAATAATCTGGTGTATAATCATCTCCCTCATATTTCATGGTTAAAATGTCTCCATTAATCGTTGGTATATCCAAATAATTAGTTTTGCATAAGGAAGTCCACGGAACATCTTTATGATTTAGTATATGATTAATGTGTGATAGCTTAATGAAATAATATGGAATATTTTTTTTCTCAAAATATTGCTCTAACAAAAATAAATCTTTATAAAAATTATTTAATCCAATATTTAAATTATATATTTGAGTGTAATATTCTGTATAGGATTTTTTTAAATCATCAAAATCTATTGGTTTTTTCACAGTGTAAAAATCATTTTTTTTGTGTTCCATAAAATTGTATTGCGAAAACAAAGATAATTCTCCCGTCAGTTTAGAAATAAATTCTATTCTTTGAACTAAAGTAAATTGTATAATTGCTAAGTCGCAGGTATTGCCACTTTCAAACCATTCTATTGTTGTTCTAGTAATTCGATTATTTGATGCACCACTAAGAGCAATATTTTCATATGCTCTATTGGTCCTTTCACTAATTACATGACTATATCGATGTGTATCTCTATGTTTAAAGTCTTTTGCTTTACCTTCTAATTCACACCCCTGAGTAAAACTACATCCACTGAATAAAAGGTTATAATGCATCTTGTATTACTCCAATAACATGATTTGCTATTTTTTGATGACCAATCTCACTTGGATGTTCTCCTGAGTAAAATAAATTTTCTTTTTTTTCACAATAATCGGCATTATTAAATGGTTCATTTAAAATACCATTACATATTGGGGTTAATTCATTATACTTATGCTTACATATATTTTTCCATAATTTTGCTTCTTTGTCAAAATTTAATTTAGTAGTATTGATTTTCATCAAATAATATTTAATATTATTTTTTTCAAAATATTGTTCTAATAAAAATAAATTTTTGTAAAATCTGCACATCGCATCACTATGGTTATATACTTCTTTATAATAAGACATAATCATTTGCTTTGAAAACTCATAAATCTTTTTAATATATTTGTCTTTCCAATAATATTCTTGTGTTAATCCTGTATAAATTTTTAATGGTTTATTGTAAAAATTGCAAACGTATTCTAGTCTTTCAAGATATGTAAATTGTATAATAGCAAAATCGCAGGTATTACCACTTTCAAACCATTCAATCGTTTCCCTTACAATAGCATCATTAGAATTTGCTGGACTAGAAATATTATCATAACTCATTTCAAAATGATTTGCTACTAGATGTGAAAAACGATGAGTTCTTTGATGTTCGATATCTTTATTAATACCATCTAATTCTCCACCATACGTAAAACTACATCCGTGAAATAAAAGGTTATAATGCATTTTATACCCCAAAAAAATTTTGATATTCTATGAAAACCCTATAGTGATTTATATACCTGAAAAATTTTTTTATAATCCTTATATCTCGTTCGCTCTTTTGGTTCGTTGTAGGTTAGGGTAGTTAGCGTTTTTAGCTTTAGGCATCGCCCGCCAGGGATATAAGAAACCCCGCCCAAACACTGTCGATAAGTGACAATGAACGAACGGGGTGAATAACGATCAGAAGTCGATCACATCTGCTGTGGGTGCATTATAAACGACTTGACAAACACTGCCAGACGTGGTAGACTTGTCATCAGACACGAGTGCATCTAGAATGTTCAAGATCTCCCGTCCAGTGTTACCGAGACGAAGTGCATTGATCATCAACGAAGTGCTCATGAGTTACTGTTAGGAACTGTGTGGAATGGTGTGTAACTATAAGGGCAAACACATTCCCATTAACGAAAGTTTTCCACAGGTTATAACGAGATCGCAGTCTGTCACTATAAGTAACACGAACTGCCTGTGGAAAACTTATAAGAAACTGTGGAAAACGTGTGGAAAACTTATAAGTTTGCTGTGGAAAAGTGTGCTGTGGTTCTTATAACTGGACGGGGGAGATCTGTGAGACTGTGTGTGTCTTATAGTGCGACCGCTTAGGTACCAACGGCAGCGGGCATTTATAAGGGTTTCAGGTATAAGAACCACACACAGAGTTTTCCACAATTTCCACAGCACTTTCTCAACAACTAAAATACATTTATTTTTACATTTATTATACTATGCGCTTTTCAGCATACTAACAATTATCAGAACTGCAATAAGTATCACCATCCAGAAACTTCACGACATCAGTATAACAATCTTGTTGTACTGGGGACTTTACTTTGCGTTCCAGGATTTGGCGTTGGTAGTGTTGCACGCTATTGAGATTGGTTGTATAATAGTCGTTCAATTCTACCAGTCGTTCGCTGATAAGTTGCAGCAGATCATCAAGTAAATCAGTACATCCATTGGAGGTACTATCTGTCAGCATGTCATCAAGATCATCGACAAATCGTTTGGGAAACGTATCAGAAACTTTTGAGAAGTTCATGGGTTTCGTTGTCGAGAGTTTCATTGATTGTCTGTTCGTTGAGTACGCTCAGAATGTCATCTTCCCATTCTGTTTGATTATAATCGAAGTCGGGTTGATAGTCAAGTTCGCTCATGATTTACCAGAATACGATGATTGCTTCATTGCCAAGTTTGGTTTGCTCAGCAATGATCTCCATTGCATGATTGTAGGACTT